AAGCCAAGAATACCCCCTGCCCTTCCGTTCAGTTCGACATTGGCAGTGTTCGTCGATGTGTATGCAAATGTCGATGAACCGATGCCCAAGCGACTGCCGAGCGTGAAAAGTGCCGAGGTGTCAATCGTTGTCGTGCCGGAGAATTGTGGAACGTATCCGGTGATGCCAGTGCCGGTGATGTATGTCCCGGAACTACCGGCCATGTCCGACCATTGAACACGAACAGAATCCCAGTAAAGGAACTTGTTTTTCTGTACGGAGAATATCAGCAAGCCATTGCGCTTGCCGCTTGAGAAGGTCGCAGTATCACCCACGATCGGAGGCATGAAGCCCTTGTTCGCTCCGTATCTTGGCCCGATGGAGAAGTATGCTGCTGTGTCTGTGACCGTGCCTCTCCCCACTGACATCTGATTCCTGAACACATAGTCCGGCACGGGATTGACTTGCTGTGCAGATGCGTGAAGTGTTGCAAAAAATGCAACAACTGAAAGTAGTCGTTTCATATTCATTTTGATATCACGTTTATGATCTCTCCTGCCAACAAAGGCAGCTCAAAGTATATCTTCTGACCTGGCTGATAAACCACGCACTCGTTCGATGGCACATTGCCAAGTATTGGCACGCCGTTGATGTTTGCTAAAGTTGCCGCGCCTTCATCGTAGTTGATTATGAATAACGGCTCATTTAGGTAGTCCGTAATTAAGCCGGGTGTTGCCTTTAGATTGGTGTAATTATAGGATGCCGCAACGGCTGGAAGAGATGGCTGCGAAGTAAGGCTTTCCTGCTCAAAAACAATGAAAGTTGTGCCGCCAATTATCGTGTAATACCCATTTTTGTACTTCTCAAGACCGACCATGTTGGTGAGCTGATTTGTTGCATCTCCGACAACCACCTCTATGCTATTAACGCCGACTGCCGTAGTGGTTACCGTGAAGCCCCATGTGAGCGCGTCAATGGCCGCTTGCAGCCCATCTCTCACATCTTGGGTAGTGTCACCACTCTGAACGCGATAATGCGCTATTTTCGACCCGCTATAAACTGCAAACACATACCCGACAGCAGGAGCAGGGCCAACCCGATAAATGTATGTCCGGTCAGTTGGAGTTATCACCTCGCTCATCTCAAGGAGATAAGTGCCGGATGGTCTGGTCGTGAATTTAACACCGTACCATTGGTATTCAACAATATCACTCTCAAATGTGCCAGTATTAAACTGCGTAGAGTGCTTCACGCCGATGCCGTTCCGGTCAACCACCATCACATCAGCGGCGACAATGCCGGAGGTGTTCACAAATGTGCCGGGTGTAAATACTTGATATGTTTTAACGCTGACCATTAAGCGACATAGATTACGAGGATGTATTCATCGACCCCAAGAGCCATGCCGAACTCAAGTGAACCGGCCCCGGAGTTAAACTTTACCTGACTGCCGGTAGGTGTGCCGGCGGTGATGACCTGAAGGCCGATGCCGTTCCTGCGGATGTCAAGGACATCCACCCCGATCAGCACTGCATTGCTGATGACCGTCTCACCGCCCGTGGCCGTGTAATCATACGAGTCAACATCCGTCAGCGCATCGTTGATCGGCGTCTGATTAAATTCAGGATCGCCTGACATCGTGAGCGTGAACGAGTAGGTGGCGAACTGCCCAACCGTGCCCGATAATGTGACCTCGTCTATGAGACAAGGCACATCATACGTCTTCTGGTTGCTCTGCGGATCGGTAAGCGTGTATCTCGTCAGCACGATGATGTGATCGGTCTGGAAGTTCAGAAGGTCGAAGATGCTGTACTTCCCGACCCCTGCATCAATCTTGACAATGCCATTGCCGGTGATTGTGCCGCTTGTCCGGCCATAGATGTAAGACCGCCACTTTCCGGTCGTGTATGGTGCCAGCTCTATCTTGTCAGTCGTTTGGGTGATGGTGACATCTTTGGCGCAAGCGAAGGGATAATAGGATGTCCCAAGCTTTGCGTAAAATACCACATTTTCACCCTTTACCGGATCAGCCATAATCTATTCGTAATAGTAGTCAAAGGTATGCACATCTGTCGCACCTGGCTCATTGTCTGCAATCGTAGTGTCAACAATCTCAATTAGCGTGGCTGACCATGTGCAGGACATAAAGTCAATCTCTTTCAGGTTCGTGATGGCGAATATTTTTGTCGGTGCATCATCCACGAACTTGATCGTATTGATGATGCCAATCGGATAAATATCACCGAAACTATCTGCCCACTTTAAGCCGAAGAGATTGACATCGAGCTTCGTCTTGTAGCCTCGGTTCATGTACCACTTGGCAAGCGCGTGCTGGCGTTTGAAACTGTAGCGCTCATCGGTTGCCACATCTCCGTTGAAGTCTGTGCGCCTGAACCATTCGGGCAGAAGCTTTGTCACGCCATCACTCTCGAACAGCGTGCCGTTTTGGATGCCACTGTCAGTGTCATCGAGATATATCTGCTCCTCAAAGTCCTTTTTGACCTCACGCTCTATTGTGTAACGATCATACTCACCGGTGATTGCAGGATCGTACCCGCCATTCTTCTGCGGTCTGATCGTCACCTGAATGTCCTTATAGTTGAATGTCGTGGATCCGATGGCCGGCTGATACAACAAGATGCGCACACGCCCTGCATAGGGCACCGCTTCGCTTTTCACGCTATATGTGCCCCATTCATTGGCCAGCGTTGACACATCAAGCTGAAGGCTGATATAAGGCACGTTAGCACTGTCCCAATCAGTTGTCGCAAGTATCCATTCGCCATCATTTTGAAGGCCGTACCGATACTGCAATGACCGCTCACGCTTGAAAAGCACTTGCATGACCTGGATGTCACCGCCAAAGTTCCCCTCAAGCTTAAACTCAAAGCCGATATCTATTTTGTCACCCGCCTGCAGTTCGACATCGCAAGACTGAATCCATGAGTTCACGGTGTCCTTCTCCATGTAGAGATAGTTGTCGTAAACTTCGTTTGCAGTGTCGAATATGTACTTGCGATACCACACCGCAGTCGATGCCGTTGGAGTCTCTTTGCTTGTCTTATATCTTGTCCAGTCGTTGATTGTATAGGTCTTCTGCGTGCTTGTCTCCGTCAGTTGTGTGCCATCCTGGAATGATTGGTTGCAGAAAATTTCAGGAGGGTATTCATACTTAAAGACTGATGTACTCCGCTTGCTCGGCTTGATGATGGTCTTCAGCATCTCCGGCACAATAGGCTTGACCTTTTCTTGCACTCCGACCTCGATGTCGTACCGCTTGTTCACCGCTTGCCGGTTGCCTACTGTTGGCCGGTTGGTGTTGAAGCCGACAAGATTGCCGGTGCGGAATAGTTCAGGAATGCGCAGGATAATCCACAAAGAATTCCATTGGAATAATGTTTGATTCCATGCTTTGTTGATCTTCTCAAGCACCGTATAACTATCCTCGTACTCATTAGGTGCCTTCTCAAATGTGCGCACGTTGACATAGCTCTGATCGAGACCGGTCTGGTTCGATGTCGTGGTCATCGCAGTGTTCAGCAGATTGCTGTAAATGCGAGTGTAAAAGAAGTTCCCGACCACATCATCAGCAGCGTACTGAACGAGGTTGAACATATCATGAGGCCCCGAAAGTGCTGCCCCGGTGCCGTCATTTAGTTGCGTCTGCTTCATGCGACCGAAGCCTTCATCTGCCCGAAGCGTGAGGATGTGATTGGTAGAGATCCAAGTCTCTTCCATGTCCTCCAAAGAGAGGTAACCTTGCCAATATCCTCCGAAGTCACCGAAGTCAAAGCGCACCGTCACATCTTCATCATTCTCCGGCAGGAAGTCCTCGATGCTGACCCCGCCGGCAGATGCCAGCACCTGAATGGTGGCTTGCTGTGGTCGCATGGGCTTGAAGAGATCATCATCAGTGTTGAACTCCCCCAAGACAAACGGCTGCGGGCCTCCGTAGAGCCTGATCGGCGCATCATTGTAATCCTCGTAGATAAAGTTGACGGTGCAGAGATCACCCTGCACGTTCTCGAACTCAAGAAAGAACTTGACTGCTGCCATTATCCGACCCGGTTTATGCGTGCGTTGCTTGAGTTCAGCACTCCCACAAGATCAGTGCCCCGTTGTGTGAAGACTACCTGGCCGGCAAGTTGCAGACCGCCACCAAAGCCGCCCACCCCGCCGAAGGTTGGTGCTGCTGCTCCGGAAAGCCTTGGTAGTCCGCCACCGCTGAAAAGTGCGCCCAAGATGCCACCGCCACCGCCTGCGCCTGCCAATGCCCCGGCACCCGGCACGAAGGAAAGAGCAGCCTTCAGAAGCAATGCTTTTGCCGCATTAGCGGCAAGTTGTGCGAGCAGACCCCGCAAGCTATTCTTGACCGCATCTATCACGCTTGTGCCGTTCGCCAGAGCGTTGAACGCGCTGTCGATTGCAGGAGCGAGGAAGGTCGTGAACGAGTCGCTGACGAGCTTCACATTGTCACGCACTACATTGAGCGATGAGATGGCCTGCTGTACGCTTTCGGAAGGCACTATCTGGACATCTCTGCGCAGTTGCCCGCGTGATGGTGCCAGTGCCTCCTCAAAAGCACTCGTCACCGGAGCGAACAGCTTTGTATATTTATCCCGTGCCGCTGCCGGGTCAAGGTCGAAGAATGATGTGAAGTCAAGCGTCTGCACCTGACCGGCTTCTGCGAGAATTTTGGCAAGTGACTCGCGTTTTTTCTTTGCCTCATCAAGAGCTTTAGCCTGCTTGGTTATGGCGGTAGTATTCGTATTTGTGACCGTGGTGTTGTTCTGCGTGGCAGTATTGGCCGCGTTGATAGGTGCCGTGATGGCATTGTACTGCCGGATGCTATCGCCGATGGCTGTGTTCAGCTCTCGTATCCTTGCGCGAAGCTCGGTCACGACTCTTGCCTGCTCAAGCTCTGCTTGAGTTGCTGCGATGATGTCACGCGTGTCAACGGTGGCCGCTGCACCGACAATCCTTTGAGGAGCAGCCTGAAGCGTCCTGCGCCTATCTTGCAGCTTCTTCAGGATGTTCTCCTGCTTATTCAGCTCTACATTTGCCGTGCCTATCTCTGTCTCAAAGCCTTTGGTGACCGCTGACTGAATGGTGGCTTTTGTGTACGCATCGACCGCTTTGGTCAACGTGCCGAGCTTGACGCTTTCAAGGTCAAGGTTGCCAAAATATGTCTTGTTGATTTTCGCCAATTCTTGCAACGCATTGTTGCGTTGCAGATAGGTTCCGGTCGTGTCATTGACAATGGCGGCAAGTGCCTGCACCCTGCTGATCTCTCCTTGCGTACTGCCGGCGGCATTTGATTGAATGCTGACCGATGACTTGAGCTGTTCATTGTACTTGGCATAAGATTCAGCCGCTGACCTTATCTCCTGGTTCAGTGAATCTTGCTTGCCGAAAAGCGCATCAAGCGCACCGCCAAGGCTGCCATATTTTTGAATTGCCACCGTGATGGCAGAGCTGACAAGCGTGAACCCGAGAAGCAGACCTCCAGGGCCTGCGAGAGACGCGCCAAGAGCCTTCAATGTACCGCCCACACTGCCGGATTCTTTCCGTACAGATTGGAACGACTGAATGAGCGGTTCAATGTTATTGGCAATGGCGATGAAGCCGAAGGGAGCGTCAGATGCTACGCGGCCAAGGTTGGTCAGTGCCAGCGTGGCCTTGCCTGAATCTGTGGTCGTTTTCTTGACACTTTTGTCAAATGTCTCAACGGCGGCAGTTGCACGCTGAAGCCCTTGCTCAAGGCTGCGCGTGTCTGCGCCAATATTTATGTTTAATTGTTGTTCAGCCACCTTGCTCCTTTGACCGCAATTTACGAAACATCTCGGCGATGTCGGCTTCTGTCGGCCCAGTGGCCGCATCCCCCGGCAGTTTCCATAACTCTTCGGGACTGCCCGGCACCTTCTTTGGGTCTCCCCACATCTTCGCCATCATGAACATGACGAGACGCGTGTTGCGGTAGTCGTGGATGAGACGCTCTTGATATCCTTCGATGATGAGCGAGACCTCCTTGAACGTGAGCGCATCGTAGTCAGTGCGACCGATCTCACCGGTGACGTGCGACCTTAATTTGTCCCAGCCTTCCTGCGTGTCGAGGTCGAACTTTTTTTTTGTTCTTCCTGCGGTGCTTGTTGAGTAGGTTGAAGGAACTTGGAGTCGTAGAAGGCCCGAAGGATGGGAGTGAACAGATCGGGAGTGCTTATATTTTCATCCACGAAGTCAACCACCTCTTCAAATGTGAAGTCCGGGTCTTCCTTCTTGATATAACAGTTGTTGAAGAGACCCCAGTACATGATGACCGGCACGGCGGCAAGGTCTATCGAGTTATCCCCGAAGACCTTGCCAAGTTTTTGCATCTCCATGCCTATCTGCTGGACAGCCAGCATGCCGAACTTCAATCCTCGTGTACGGCCGAGGATGTCGGCTTGAATGTAACCGTTCATGTTTGTGTGTGTTGTGTGAAAGCTTACGGAGTGATGTCAAGCGTTCCGGTAGATTGGATCGTGCCGGAGAAGTTGACATAGGCACCACCAGCCGCATCTTGGTTCAGCGTCAGGTCAGTGATGTAGGCTTCGCACTGGTGGTAATAGACCGTTCCAATGGATGCGCCGGTGACCGTTGGGTTCTGGAAACGCACCGTGATTTTCGTCTTGTTGACCGTTGCAGTCAGCAGATCCTTGTAGCTGACTTGTGAGATGGTCGGAGCCACCTCGCAAACTGCATCGAACGAGAAAGAGAAGCCAGGATCGCCAACACTTGTCAGCTTGCCGCAGTTGGTTTCGTCCTCGTTCACCGTCACGGTGGAGTTTACGCTTGATGTGCGCAGGCAGACCAGCGTCTTGTAAGATGAGCCGCCGGCTACATCGATTTCAATGTTCTGAACCGAACCTTGTATTTGTCCCATTTCCTTGTTTATTTTTCAATTAATGTCATATCAAAAGTAAGCAATTTCCTAACGAGCCATGCGCTGCCGTCTTGCTCGACAAGGTAGTTGCTCGATGCCAATGTCGGAGCCAAGAATTGGAAGTCGGCATCAGTCAGCGTGGAGTAAGGAAAAGTGGTCAGCGTGTTCATCACTTCTGCAGCAATGCCATCGGTCACATCGTAGTCGAGCTGTTTGTATTGCTTGCTAACAACATCCAATGTTATAGAGCAATCGTGAATGAAGATTTGATTGTTCCCGACCTGTGCATGCGTCATGCTGTTGATGTACACATAATTGTCCGGAAGCGTCACAATCGGAAGCTGTGAGTAGACCGTGATCGCTTTGCCATCGTATGTCAGCGATGCCAGAGCGGCGGCAAATGCCTTGCGGAGTGATGTGCCTGGATTCTTCATCGCTTTTTCTTTACTATGTCGGTTATACGCCGTACAAGTTTGCTCCGCTCTGCCACGAATGACGGCCAGAGATATGGCTGCGGAGCGATGCCGAACTTGTATATCTTCCGGGCAATGTTTACGGCGTGGTTCTTGTCTCCCTTCTTGATCACCTTCTTCTTTGTTCCCCACTCATAAATTGAGTTGACGAACTGCATCCAGTTACCTTTGCTCGTCTTTTGTGCTATTCTTGCTTGTTCTTCAAGTTCAGGAGGGACTACCGTTTTGCCCCTTGTACCGAATTCAACAAATGCGGCATGCGGCGCATTTGAGAAGATTGTGTATTGCATGAAAGCAATTTTTTCAAATCCTATCTTACCTTTTAATTGTGAGAAATTTGAAGGAGCTATACTTTTTGCTTTTTTTGCTATCGTGTTGCAGGATGATTCCAATTCACCATCCACCTCCCTGCTCACCTCATTGTCAAGTTGGGCAAGTGCGTTGATGACCCCCTGAACTCCTTTGAGTTGCAGATTCATATTGCCACCCTCCGGTAGTATTGCGCGGCCATCATCGGAAAGTCAACGAGGTTCGCCCCTTCGTTGCTCAAGTCAATGCCACGGTTTTGGTAGGTGTAGGCGGTGATGGAGAGAATATCATTCTTGATATCGTCAGGAACGGCAGAATAGCCGCTTGTAAGCCATATCTCATAGATTCCGGAGTGATAGACCGATATCTGCGCTCCGTTCGCTCCATACGCCTTATAATCGCTCGTAGAGCATCCGTCAACCATCACCATGTCAATCGACTGCACCGGCCCTGGCAGTTCGTACAGCTCGCCGGCGGTCATCTCAATGGTGAGATGGAGTTGGCGTGTTCCGTAGTTCCGGCCGGTGTAGTTCTCGTGCCAGATGCGTGCGTTCTTGATCAGCGAACCGATGAGCGTGTCATCATCGCTGAACGCTATTTTCAT